TGGCGAGGTCGTACTTCTCCTGGGTGGTCTGCTTCTGGGCGAGAGCCATATTCCAGTTGTTTACGTCCTGCTGGTAATCCTGGTTGGCGGCATCGATATCAGCCTGTCGGTTTTCTGAAAACTTTTTCGATGCGATATCATCAGGGTTCGGGGCTGATGATGTTCCGGTGGTATGACCGCCGCCCGTTTTTCCGCCGTCATTGCCACCACCGATGTTACTGCCGGGAACCTCGGGTTCTGAAGCTTCCTTCACGGTCTGGTGCATGATATCTTCGCCGAAGGCGTTACCTATGGTACTAATCTGCTTGTCGAGCTGGTTGATGCCATCAGTAAGCGATTCTACTTCTGACTTGAAACGAGAGACGGCATCCACCTGCGTGTTTCCGGTAGCGCCCCATGAGGTGGTATATTGGAAGCCACGGGCATTCTTGGCATCAGCCAGACGGCTCTTTGCCTTGCTGAGTTTAATGGTGAGACCTGCACGCTGCTCGGCAAGTTCCTGGATCTGTTTCTTGGCGCCCTGCACCTCATAGAGTCTTACCAGGCTGTTGATGTAAGCCTTCAGCGCCTTGTCTGATGCCTTGAATTTCTTGGTGGTCTGGTCGATGGTGGCATTGTAATGAGGAACAATCCTGTTGAGTGCCTCGGTAGCCTTGAGTCGCTCGTCCATGGAGAGTTTCTCGTCCTTGGCCACCTTGATCAGGTTCTCCAGCTTCAGCTTTTCCTCCACTACCTGCTTCTGGGCTTCTGCCTTGATGGCATTGAGTGCCTTCTGCGACTGAGCTGCTGCATCGGCTGCCTTCTTCATCTCCCACAGCTTCATGGCGAGCAGTACCACTCCCGCAGCTACCAGTCCGAAGACGCTTGCCTTCATCGTTGCATTCATGGCGGTCCAGGCATTCTTGGCGAGTGTCACCCTGCCCGTGAGCAGGTAGAAGCCTGCCTGAAGCAGCTTCAGGAGTCCGGTTCCGGTAGCACATATCACGTTCCATGCCTGCTGGGCTGCGGCTGCACCCTTGGTCACGACGATGTTCGATTTGATGGCGTTGCTGGTGGCTATCGCTACAACCGTGAAGGCTGCAAGCAGGATACCCAGCGTCTTCACCACGCCCTGATGTTTCACACACCAGGAAATGAGACTGATGGTGTTCAGCTGCATGTCTGCATAAGCATCATCCCATTGTTCCTTGATAGGAAGGATTTCGTCGCCCAGTGCCTTCTGGGCATTCTCTAGCTCCACCGTTTTCTGCGCTGCTCGGTCGGCTGCACTGATATAGGTCTCTCCTGCCTTGGCAAGCTGGGTATCCACAATCTCTGCCACAGCCTTCATGAAGTCGCCCGTCTCCTTGGTCTTCTCTGAGATTTCTGCTGCAGAGATACCCAGGTTATCGAGGATCAATGGAGACTTGCGTCCGAGACCGGTTACGATACTGTCGGTCATATATTCAACCGACTGACCTGTCTGTTGTGCCTTTAGTTGGGCAAACTGCAAGTACTTACCGAGGTCTTCGAGTGGTATGCGGAAGTCCTTGGCTTGCACGGCTGCGGTCATCAGCTGAACATCGTTTACGGTTCCCTTAGTTGCCTTACGGAGGTTATCAAGTAACCCCTCCTGGTTCAAGTCATTGAAGGCCTTGGTCACACCATCGGCGGTTTCTGCCATCTCCAAGCCACCATCAATAAGTTCTTTGACGGAATCTTTGAAACCTTGTGCGTAACTACCAAAGAGTTCTGCTGCCTTGGTCATCATGTTACCATATAGCATTCCGTTAGCTTGGTCGCTAGCCGCAAGTTCACCAAAACTTTTAGCGTTCTGTTTCAATTCAGCCATTCTACTGCTTACCTCTTGCAACTTTTGCTCCAATATATCATAAAGTTCTGGGTTGAGCGTTTTTGAGGTGTTTTCAAGTTCCTTCTGCAAACTTTTCTGCTGCTTCTTCAATTGACTCATAGTCATATCAAGCACATTGAGTTTACTGGTCTGCTCACCTATCTGAGAGGTAAGGTTGCGAATTTCCTTACCAGTCTCGGTATATTGCTTCTTGAGGTTCTTGTAGGTATCAGTCTCTTTCTTGCCAGCTGCCTCCAGCTGAATCATCTGGCTGAGTCGTGCCTTGTTCTCGGAGCGCAGCTTCTTGCTCTGCTGCTCCAGCCGGTATATTTCCTTTTGGGCTGCTGCCGTCTTCACATCGACGGTATAGCGAATTTCGTCTTCCGTTAAATGTTTACTTGCCATAACTTATGATTTTTGAGGGTTGAGTGACTTTTCCAGTTCCTGACGGATGCCTTGGCGTATCTCATCCGTGAAGCCATAACGGAGCTTAGGGAACGTTTCGTGATAGAGCACGCCCCATACCACACGGTTGTAGAGTGCAAGGTTCCTGCGCTTGAACTTGCTGATGCGGTCGTTGCGCTGGCGGTATTGCATATCGAGGAAACGGAGATAAGGAAGGATTCGCACGAAGATGGTGCGGTTCTCGCCTGATATCTGGCTATCAAACGAGTGTGCGGAAAGCGTGGTGAGCAACCTGCCTGTACGACGATGGTAGTTGTTGCGCACCACGTTCTCCTGCGTGGAGTATATCTTCAGGATACCCTCCTGAAGAGTCTCGTGAACGAATTTCTTTTTAACAAGACTGTCTGTTACCATATTCTTTATACATTACTAATTAGTAATGCAAATATAATAACAGGCGAGTATATGGCAAAGGACTAGTACCTGAAGAACTTTACGTATATAAGTATTCCAAACAAAGGAGTAAATATGGTACATAAAGTCAGATAAACAAGCCATTTTGCAAACATCCTCGAGCCGACAACAAACGGTCCAAGAACAAGCGCAATCACGAACGACACGAACTGCACGAAGCCAAAGAAAGTATCTAGCATAATCTCAATAGTTTTAATAGTTACAACGTTATTACTTCTCGGGTGCAAAGATACACCGCTTTTTCCGAAAAACCAAATTTATGACTAAGAAAAAAGATGGCTACCCTCACGGGCAACCACCTTCGGCAAAATTTCGCTTTATTACTAAAGACTCTTATATAACAAAATAACCAAAAAAAAATCTTATTTCTTACGATACTCCTGGAATGCCTCGTAATCCTCCTTGCTGATCTCTAGGCAGCAGCAGATGTGGGCGTTCTTGAAATCGAGATCCTCCGCATATTTGGAATCCTCGAAAAATGCATGCGAATGATGAAGGGCGTCCACCAGCGGGAACTTGTCTCCATCCGTCTCTACCACGAAGTCCTTCTTGCAAAGTATATCGCCATTCTTGCGAGGAATAGAAGCCTCTGCATAGAAGTACTTGCGTGGCTTCTCGCCTGTGAGCAGCTCCGTAAGCTTCTCGTGCATCTCCTTCAGCTGAGCATCGGTAATGCCGGCAATATACATGCCGTTCATGCTGAGCATGTGTTCGCGCTTTACTACGCCAAAGTCGTTAACCTCGCACTCATCAAAGATAGGGTGCATTCTCTCCTCGTTCAATTCAGCAGCCTTCTTTGCTGCATCTGTATTCTGATCGTTCATAATTTGCTAGTTTAATTATTATTCATTGTTACTGATTGGCTTGCTCTCTCAACTTGAAAGCGCCAATCATCATCTTCCGAAACTCCTTGTCGTTCTCCAAGACTCCGCACATCATCTTAGCGAGCACTTTATTGTCACCACAGCAACCCGATACCAGTCCGCTGTCGCAGCCTTTGTCCTGACTATCGCACGTGGCTATCAGCAGGAAACCTCTTTTGTCGTCCTGACCGCCCCATTCTTTCAGCAGCTTGTAAACTTTCTGTATGAATTCCAGCGGCTTGATATCATCGGGAATTACAGCATCTGCTCCCTCGCCAACTTTCGTTGCGATTGTAACTTTCTCATTGTTCTTCATCGCTCACCCCTCCTTTCTTGTCTTTGGTCCAACTTGGGTGCAGGAGACCTTCGGTGCCTTGCGAGAGTACCCCACCAGAATTTCTATAACGCTCGAAGATGTCGTGGCGTTTGGCCTGAATATTCTCGTTGACTTCAGCCCAGTGGTTCTTGGCTTCTGCCTTGCCCTCGTTGTGGATTCGCCCAGCCTCGTTGCGCTCTTTCTTCAGCTGTCTGAGGGTCAGTTCGTAATCCTCCTTGGCTCTTTCGAGCTCTTCGCGGGCCTCGCGGAGTTTAGCGTTTGCCTGATGCTCCTTCTTCAGTATGATGTCCATGGCATCGTCATACGACTGCTGAAGGTCGGAAATCGCGGTGGCGTAGGCTTTTCTCGCCTTCGAGAGTTCGAATGTATTGGCTTCAAGCAGCATGTGGAAATCATCTATTGTTAGCGGCTCATCCTGCGTGCCGACGCAGGTATTGTTTGATGCCTGGTTCTGCGCTGCCTGAGTAGCAGTATTCTGTTTCTGATTACTATTATTCTCCATAATCATTAATAATTAAGTTGTTTCATGAATGTTTGCGTTAATAATTCTCTGGGTGCAAAGGTACGGAATTTCTGCCTTTGCACAAAGGACAAACTTATAAGCCCGGTATGGCTACTTCCCGCCCTCCTCTACCGGGCGCCAATATACTGCGAAGGTGTCGCTATTATTGCCGGAATCGAGTTCGCTGTCCTCTGTCCAGATAAAGGGAATGCCGCAGTTATATTGCATGCCGTCTGCCATCATTACGCTCTCGTGGCATACAGCGGGCGTGCGAGGGTCGTGGAATCTTATCTTGGCTCCCTTCTTGAAGCCCTCTGCCACCTTCAGAAACTCCCTCGACTTGTAGATATACATCTGACCGCCGAATATCGAGAACTCTAGCAGACCGCTATGCGTCATCTGGCATACCATCTTGCTCAGCTCAAGGCCATCCTTGCCGGAGATGGATTTCCCGTCGGAAGAGCCAACCGTTGTAAGCGTGGTGTCGGGATAGAATATCTTATATTCTGCCAGGCGTTCCTGGACTAGAGACGTTATACTATTCTTCTCCATAGCTACACCTCCCCTCCGAAAATGAATCCGCCTAATACAGCTACAGCCATGAAGCCCAGAAGGCCTGCCATGGTCATCGCTACCTCGCCATAGGTAACCGTTTCCTCACAGAGGTGCGAGAAGGTCTCGCTCTTGGTATGCCAAAGGCGGCATGCCTCTGCCTTCACCTCTTTCTTCAGGGCTTCCACGCCCTCACCTACACTTGCGCCCGCAGGGTTCATGCCCAGCTGATGCGCTTTCAAATTAATAGAATTCTGCATAATTGCCATCTTATAACCATTATAGACCGGCCTTGATGTATAGATACAATGGTGGCGGTCACATTCACCGTTGGTTATAAGATGGTAGCTTTCCCAGCGAAGGGCAAGAATCTTACGGATCATGCAACCGCCATATCGTAAATACCTTTTCCCCGCTGCCGGGAAAATGATACTTTAAAGGCATAAAAAAAGCCCACGGCGTGAAGCCTAGGCGAATACAGTCGCCTTCACTGAGTAGATTACTACTATCTTATAACCGTCGGCAAAAGTACGAAGAAAATCCGGAACCACCAAATATTTTGCGGGAAAAATTCTCACGATGCGAAAAATTAACACTTAAATATGCTGTAGAGCATAAAATCGGGGTGGTTTGGGGAATTATTCGGAATCAATCGGAACCAATCGGAATGAAAAAGCCCCCGATGCATCACGCACCAGGGGCTCAAGAGTTCATTTAATTTTTATGAAGTACAACCGTTAGAATACGGTTGCTTGTAAATCCGCTTTACTTCTGCTTTAAGTTCATAACCTTTCTCATATCATTGCCGATGGTCTCCCAGTCCTTTCTCAGATCTGAAGCATTATCGCCCTTCAGATAATCGTTGAACAGACTGTTGTCACCTCCCAGGCTTCCCAGGCTAAGCAACCCTTTCAGTAAATTCTTAAGTATTCTCATATCTTTCGTATTTTTGGATATTCACGTTTTGTTATTACTTCTCATGGTGCAAATATACTATTATTTTCTGAACAGAGCAAACGAAAGCGGGTATTTAACACAAAAAACTTGAAAATGGGAATGAAAAGCCCCGATGCATTGCTGTATCGGGGCTGAGTTGAGTTATTGAACATGTTAGCTATGCTAACTGCAATGCGCCACAAGGCTATGGCGACTTCTGTCTTATGGGGAACGATGACCCCAGCCTCATTATATCCTGTCCGCAGCCGCACGCAAGCGATTGGAAACGTCGCAAAGTGCTCCACGGAGCATAACCTTCTCCTCTTCGGTGAAACCGCCTACGCCACCATTTCCGTCAATGCCATCGAGCTTATGATAAAGCCATGATGCCGATTTACCGAAATAGGCGTGTGCTATCTCGCGCCATGATACCATCATCTGGATATCCTGTATGCGCTGCTTTACTGTGCTGTCCTTAGCCTGCTTCATTGTTATTTCCATAATCTTATGCTTTTTAATGCCCTCCCCGAAGGGAGGGGTTCTGTTAATACTTGGTGTAATACTCGGGTGGCTCAATCATCTCATCAAACAGCTGCTGAGCGTACCATAATAACTGTGGATTACCTCTAGGGTATGACTTTCGGAAGTTTCTGATAGCTTCTATCAGTTCTTCCTCTTTTTCTGTTACTAAAATCTTTTTCATTTCGTTTTCTTTTAAGACGCTGCAAAGATACTACTATTTTTCGTAGTAGCCAAATATATAGTACGAAAAATCGTAGTATTAACTATGTTTAAGCTTTCTGTATGTGAAAAGGTAGAAAATGAGCGGGAAAAAGTGTATCTTTGCAGAAAAGAAATGTTTCACCTATTAATATATATAAGGTATGGAAAAGATAATAAGCAATAAGGCAGCCTCCTTTGCCAGCATGGAGCTTGCCAGATATGCGCTGGAACGGGCAGACCTGAGAGCCAGCTGCATCCTGGAGCAGTATCGCAAGTCAACCGACCGCAACTATACGCTGGCAGGTTTCATTATGACGGTATTCATGGCGCTCACGGCTTTCCTTGCCACGGAAAAGATTACCCTGATGTTGATGGCTGTCGCGCTCCCTTTATGGGTGGGAACCGGAATGGCGTTGCTCATCCTGTTCTGTAAGGTAATGTGGGTACACGACTTCATGGCGCTGGGAGATGATGCTGCCATGATGCTGAGAGACGATCTGGTAGATGTGGCCATGAATAAGGGCTTGCAGGATGAAGGAAAGGCAAACGATGAATACCTGCACCATCTCGTGATATCATCCATCAGACGCACTCATAACGCCACAGAGCATAACCGCGACTGTCTTAACAGAAGAAACCATCATGTAAAACGAGCGATGACCGCAATCATCGCCTCGGTAATAGTGAGTGCGATGACTACGGTCATCATGCTGGCCTTATCTTCTCTTGGGATTATTCCCATGACTTGAAGTGTCCGGATAACTGTTCGGATCCTCTGGCCAACCATCCTCATTATAGTTTGGTTTCATAATCATAAAAAAGGGCTCGTGCATCCGGAGGGCAGTCCTTCAGCACGAGCCACTGTGAGAGTGTGCATCTTATAACTGTCGCCATGCGCAAGCCATGCCCTGCCTACGAATAGCTATCGTTTATTTCTTCATTCCGCCTGCAAAGATAACACTTTTCTTTGAAACCATCAAACATTTGGCTGATTATTTTCAGAAAACGGCAAAAAAAAGATCCCCGATGCATCACGCACCGGGGGACCGCAACCTAAAAACAAATTATTAATTTTAAAATAAATAGGGCCGCCGAAATCGCTATGATAACGGAATGCTGGCGGCATTTTAAGTGAGAAGTATTAACACACGCCTGTGAGTACTTATAACCATTTTCCTTCTAAATATAACATGAATTTTTCAACGTATGATCTATCCTCTATTTGGCAAAGAGTATAACCTTGGGATAGGAAAGCCGGGTGTGAGGATTCTGGCTCACCACATCCATGCGCACGCCCTTGGTTCCGTAGCGGAAGAAGAGAAACCTCTTAGGAACACGATGGATAATCATCTGAAGGGTGTCGCGGCTCTCGATGCGTGCCGTGAAGCTGTCACCCCTGATGGTTCCCCGCAGGCTCATCCACGGATCGCTCCAGGATACTTGCTGCGGGGACCTTGGATAGGAATGGTAGGATAGAAGCACATTAGAATCCTTATCAGCTTCATCATATATGGAGTCGGTGGTAATGGCGGCATGAATATCCGCAGTAGCTAAAGAGGAAGTCTTGATAGCCGCCACCATCCGACGGGGTTTTACCTTCAGGTCCTTGCTTGTAGCGGCAAGGAGGGAATCGGGGATGCGCTTCAGGCTGGATGGCTTCAGGGACATGGCTGAAACTGATGCCATCGGCTTGCCCGCCTGCGTCTGCCCTATCTCTACCTTGCCGTTGTGCATTAGAACATTCTGATCTTCATTCATGCTGAGTGCCTCCCGCTGCCGGTCGTGACACTCCTTGAGAGCCATGACCATTGCAAGCGGGATAAGCACCAACATGACAACCTTAAGAAAACTAGTAAACCTACTGTCAATCATTTGTAATTAAACAATAATAACCTTAACCTATTTTTTTATGAACTAAAACATCTACGAAACCGTTTACCTGCACCTGCGCTACTTGCACTTCTTCTGCACCGTCTTGATGATGGAAGTAATGGTAGTGAGGTAGGCAGGATCGGTGGCATACTTGCAGCCCACGCCGTCGCATATCTTCCGGGCAAACGTAAGCGGATCCTTGCGGTATGGCCAGGCATCCTTGTAGCCTGGCTTCTGGAAGAGCCGTTCATGCTCCTTCAGACAGTCGGCAAGGGAGTCGAAGTCCTTGAAGGCTCGCTCCACTGTGTAATACCAGAGGTTCTTGCCCTTCACCTTGCATACGGAGATGACGCGGTCGGGAGCCTTGAACTTCTGGTTGGGAGTCTTGAGATACTCGTGGGTCTTCACCATCACGATAGGACCATCCCACTGGCTACCCTTGGTAATGCCGAAGAGGTTGGCCTTACCGATAACCTTCTTGCCCCATCCCGTCTCAAGCATCGCCTGGGCGGTGACGAAGGCTGCATCTATCTCGGTGTTCGCCTCCTTGGCAGCAGAATATACCTGCTGGGCGAATACGATCTGAGCTTTTGTTGGCATATTATATAATGTATTTATTTATCCTTGGTAAAATCGATTGTCTTCCCGATGTACTCACCGCTGTCGTTGAAGTCCTTCAGTCGCTTCACGAAGTTTTTGGGCAGTATGGGGTATATCGCCTGAATGTTCTCGATGATGGAGAATACCTCCCTTACCATCATGAACACGCACATATAGTCTCCCATCCACTGCATCGGACCAACCACGTTACCGTTGACCGTGGCATGGCTGGCAAAGTTGCTGAGAATCATCAGGAACACATATATTATTATCTTCTTGGTGAACCGGGAGAAGAAGGATTCGCTTGACGCATCCTTGTGGATGAGGTGCTTCCATACGCCAAGGATGGTGTCGATGGCTATGGCCACCGCAATCCACTTGGCAAACTCCCAATCCTGGAACAGATACTGGGTCCCCTCCATCACTACCGTGAGAGGGAGCGACGTGATTGCTATCATCGGTATATTGCGTTTATATTGTTTCATATCATTTCGGCCTTATGATTTTCGACGTTGCAAAGGTACATAATTATTCCGAGGGTGCAAAGGACTGCTGATGCGCCATCTTGCGGGCCAGATGGTGGGTATCGAGAATGTCGGCGCCCCTGGCAGAGAGCATGAGGGTCCAGCCGTAACTCTGCAGCTCGGCAGAGACAAACGGGATGATCTCGCAGTTGGTAATGCTCTCGCGGTCCATCCAGTAGAGTCCTTCTGTCTCCACATCTGCCATGATGCGTGCGTGCACCTTGGAGAGCATCTGAAGCGTACGGTCGTTGACGATGACCCTCTCTAGCATATCGGCATTGCTGGATAGTTTCTGTGCCACCGTTACTGCTATGCGCTGGGTACACTCGAAACTTCTGTGCCCGTCGTCCTGCATATCCACTTCGCCGTAATCTACGAAGAGGAAGGAACCCGTAAGCTTGTCGATGCGCTGCTTCAGTTCGTCGAACGACTGGCCATATACGTAGTTCTGAATCTCGGGAACCAGTTCCTTCTCCTCCATCTTGTCGAGGATATCGAGGGTGGTGGCATATTCCTCCATGCTGCTCTCGCCCTTGGTGGCGATGCCCTTGATGATGCTGGAGTTCTGGGGGAACTTGGCAAAGTATGTAAATAAATCCAATAACATAAGCTTTATATTTTTGTCGCAGGAAGGTTTTTCCTGCCCTGGTTAAATAATCTTTTTCACTATCTCAAGCGGCAGCCCCACCTCGTTGGCTATCTTCACCACGTCCATGCCGGCAGTTCTGAGAGTCTTCACGCCATCGATGGTCTTCTTGCGGAGGATGCGGAGATAGGTGAGCACGTTCATGCGCTCCACCTGGGAAGCGTTCCCCAGCCCGTCCTTGGAGAGGTCGTAGAGTGCATCGGTGGCATCGGTGGTAATGGCATTCTCTTTCGGGAGGTCGAACTTGGTAAGCAGGGAGAATTCCGTCTTTCTGAAGATGAAATTGTTCACGGCTGTGAAGTTCAAGGCTATCGCCCGAAGCGTGTTCGCCGGAAGCTTCCTGAATTCATCTGCCAGTTTCTGGGCTTTCTCGGAGGAATACTCTCCCTTCCTGAAGTAGAGCACGGCAGCCAGCAGCGGAAGACTCTCCTCGCCCATATCGAGCAGTTGCCTTGCCTCAATGTACTGAAGGGCTGAAAGCGAACAGGTGAGCGAATTGTAGTCGGTGCTTACCTCATAGCCATAATATGCCTTCTTGTCGATGAAGACGATGGGCAGCATCTGTCGGCAGAAGCAGAGGTCGAGCACGAACTTATCTTCTTTCTCCTTATAGAAAAAGGAAATCTGGCTGGCAATACTCACAAAATTTTCAAGGTTCCGCTCGTAGCTCTCTATTTTCCTTATGTCCCATTTCATCAGGTGGCAAAGGAACAGGCACTTGACAACACCTAGTGAATACTGCCCACTCTCCATGAGGGAAAGCAGGTCTATCAGCTTCAGATACTGCTCAGAAGTGAGCAGATCCCATGAGTTCGGGATTTCGTATTCCTTCCCGTTGGCTCTTACGGATATCGACTTTTTCATAAGCTATGGCATTAAGTACATGTTATCATCCATGCGGTTCTCGGCAGAGAAGGAAAGAAAATCGTTGCCTTCCTGGGCATCGAGAAGCATATCCACATTATGCAGCAAATCATCTACCTCTCCATCGAGCTGGGTGGCAAGTTGTAGCGCACGACTCGCTTCATCACTACCCTGGCGGGTGGAAGTGTTGTCGTCGAAGAGATTTCGGATGGTGGCAGGGAACTCCAGGATATCGAATCGCCTGAGGGCCTTCGCCACCGTCTTCTTCACCAGGGCGCGCTTCAGCATGGGCAGCGCCTTCTGGGCAAACTCGGCAAACGTCTGATCTTCCCCACCCTTTTCAAGTCGGTCAAAATAGGCACCGATACTCTCGTCGAGCACTTCCTTCTGCAAGGGAACGCAGCGGAAGAAGAAGAGGTACGAGAGGTCGATGGGATAGATTTCATCGAATTCATCGGCAGTATCCACCTTCAGCTGGCTGAGCATCCTGCAGTAGTTGGTCTTGCGCCAGTCTTCCATGGCTAGGCGGATTTCGGCGGTTTCATCGTCGCTGATATCCCCGGTAAGCTCCGAAATCAGCGAATCCATCGCATTGAAGTAATTCTCCATGTACGAGCGCTTCATGCCTTCAAGCTCGTACTTGTAGAGATTCACCTCGTTCTTCCTGCGGTTTACGGCATCGAAGATGATCTGCGTGGCAAGCGTAAGGTTTGCCATGGCTGCACGGAGGAAGTCCTTCAGGCAGCTGTCTTCATCCCCGATGGCAACAATATCGAAGAACGTATTGCTGCCAATAATGGCAACAATACGCTTGCGTGCGGCAACGGCAGAACCCCGAAGGCTGTCGAAGTCGGCGCTGGTATCAGCACCTGGCGCACTGTTGCAGAACTGTGCGTAGCTGCTGAAGAGGTCTTTGAGTTGAAATTTCTTGTTCATGACTGCTGGCGGTTTAATCGGTCATCCGGAGAGATATCTTCCTGTCGCTGCGGAACCTCGCGGTAGAAGCCCAGACGACAGCCCTGCCTGTAGAGTTCCGGAAAGTTCAGGCGCAGCGCCCAGTTGAGCGGTTCTGCACAGACCTCATCCTCGGAGGTGAGCGACATGATGTAGATGAGATAATTATAATAGGTATCGCTTCCGCTCTTCGAAATCACTCCATCCTTATCTACTGCAGATATGGCTGAATCGAGACCCACGGAAGAGAGAAGAGCCTGGTCGGTGCGCTTGTCGTAGGAGATGAGCGCATCGATGTACTCCTTATACTTGAGGTCGATGGTCTCTACCTTCCACGCCTGCTCGTGACCCTGCGCATCCATGAAGGAGATGGAGGAGAATCCCTTGCCCTGATTGTCGGCGCCGGAGAGATAGGTGCTGAACTTGCGCACCTCGTCGCGGACGTAGCGTACCATGCACGACTCCTTGAAGTCGGTACCGATATCGATGCCGTTGTACTTCAGCAGCTCCAGCCCCTTCGCCTTGCGCCGCTTGTTCTCCTCGCAGAGCTTGGTCATCTGGGTGCGCTTGCTCTGGATCCAGGCATTCGGAATGATGACGTGCACCTTTGCGGCAAGCGAGTTTTTCAGAAAACTGTTGATGTATCTTGCCGTCTTGTTGCTGCCCAGGATGGAAGGTCTGGCTCCCTGATGGGTCTCGTTGGATCCGTAGTATTCATCCACCGATTTCTCCCGGTGATGGGAGATTGCAGCGTAGTTGTAGTTGTCCACCTCGCTGAAGCTGAACTTCGGATAAACCGAGTAACTTGACAAGCCATAGGCGAATCGCCCTACCACTACCTGGCGGAAATCGCTGTAGGAAACCAGCTCGGAAGCTACATCGTGACGGGTAGTTGCCAGTCGGCAGTAGCGGTTCTCCATGGCTTCCAGTGCTGCCACAGGCTTGCCCACGCCTATCATCTTGCCTCGGGTGAAGCGCCACTTCACGAAGAAGTCGCCGAAGTAATAGTAGTTCTTGATGCAGGTCTTGCAGAACTCCTCTACCGATGGGATGCCTCGGGAACTCCAGGAGTCGAGCCACTCCATCACTTCCGGCTGCTCCTCGTACTTGCGTACCAGCTTGCCGTCCTCGATAGCCTGCTTATATACTGCAAGCCCATGACCATAGAGCATCTTGATCTCCTTGGAGTAGAGACGTGGAAGCAGTCGGTTCTCCTTGATCTCCTTGGTTATTTCCTCACACTGCTGGTTGTTATAGCCGCGCATCAATACCTGATAACCCTGTATGCCCAGGTAGTGGTGCTGCTGCATCCAAAGCGTGCCACCGAAGGGAGACTCCAGCAGTGGCGACTGAAAGAGCTGATCTGCACCCATGGCAGGGTCGCCTTCACCCAGCTGGAAGGTGAAGGTATTGCCATCGGCAAGGTAGATGCCGGCGTTGCCATACATGTCTATTTCATAATCCTTATTCATAGCCAATTTATTTTGTGTAGTTTATATCCGTCCTGAGGGAAGCCCATGAACCTGATGAGGATTCGGTAGCACATCTTAGGTTCTCCATGTTCATCGGTATAAAGGAAATAATTCTCTCCATCGATGGCGAAGCGTTCCCTGAGCAGCTGGGTGCGGTATTTGCAGTGGCGGCGGATCTGAAGCTTGGCACTTGCCTCTCCCCTCTGTCTGGAATAAGGGTAGAAGGCCAGGATAAACTCCCCATCGGGAAGCTTGCTTATCTCCCTTGCCCACTGCAATGCCGTGATACCATCCATGATGATGTTCTTGCTGTTCCTGTTCATGATGATGCGAAGATAGTGAAAAATTATCGCCCCGCAAAAGACCGGCTGCACCCTGGGGCCGTCATATTTCCGAGTTTTCCAAGGGCTGCACCTCTCTTCCCCTTCCCAGCGGTGCGTGCACGTTTGGATGACGTATTTTTCGGGATTTTTCTCCGGGAGGGTCCGTCTTGGCTGATTATCAGCATTTTCACGTTTGCACCCCTTCATTTTGCGGGAATTATTGTTTTCCGTGCATAATTTATTGCTGCGGAAACAGAGTACTATCCACCGTTTATATCTCGAAATTGTCGGGTAAATCGGTGGGATACGTACTTAATTCCGCTTTTACTGCATCGGAATAGAGACCGTAAAGCAGGTAAATCATTGCAGAGGGAAGCTGTGTGGTGAGACCTGCCTGATTCTTGAGCTGCTGCTTCTTCTCGGAACTCTTGTCAAGTTCTATCTTGCCATCCGTCTTCTTCAGAGGAGAGATCATGATGGCACTGCAAAGGTTCTTGCACTCGTTCTCGTCGATGCGGACCACGGGAAGCAACGGACTGCGCTCTCCAAACAGCATCTGGCAGAGCTTGAACTGTTGCCAATGGTAGATGGTAGGAGCGTCTTCGTTGTAAAGCACCACCATGAAACCGTATGACTCCAGGGCAGCCTTCAGATTGAGCGAGTCGGTGGTTATCTGTTCACGTTCCTCCCTGCGCTTGTTGCCGGCACGGTCTGGGTAGAGATAAATCGTCTTGTTGACGGCTGCTGATCCGAAGAACTGGTGCACCTCTGCCACGAGGTCGTTGTAATCCTTGGGTAGGAAGGCAAAGAACTCCTTGATGATATCGAGCCGCCTGCCATAGTCCTTCTTCTGGGCTACGATGAGCGACTGGAAGTTGCCGGGGTCGTAGCCCATGTAGAGCGGTTCCTGAGGATCGTAGTGAAGAAGATACTCGGCAGAGAGGATGAATCTATCCTTCAGATTCAGGCGAAGGATGGAATCGTACTTGTAACTGTCCTTGAACTGATGCCTTACGTGGTCGTAGTTGATGAAGAACTTGTTGGTCACTTCCTTGTGGCGGATGGCACAGATGGCGGTGAGGAACTCATCGGTATCAAGGGTATCGAGCTGCGTCTTGAAGAACTTAGGGCCCAGGATATCCTTGTTGCAGAAGGAGGATGCACGGATGTAGAAGATGGCGTTGCGTCTCATGTCGGCAAGGCGCGGCTTCCATCGCTCCACGAAGGAATTGAGCCTGACTGTCTCCAGTCGCATCTTCTCCAGAAGAACCGGATCCTTGGAGTCTCGCTCCTGCTGTCTGAGTACAAAGAGACGGTAGAGACTCCGGTTAACCTCCAGGGCTACTGTGGCTATCTCCTCGATAAGCTTCGGGTTCACCTTCTTCTCGTAGTCCTCGAACCAGTCATCCTCACCGAGGTCAACTCTTGCGGTATCGCTCACACCGGTAACGCCTTCATAATAAGCAGAGCATCGCACGTTGGCTGGACCTCCACGCAAAGATGGGAAGAGTCGGGTCTTCAGCTTCTCTCCGCTGTTGTGCTTCATCTCCTCCACGAAGGCGTGCACGGCATTTCTACCTGCCACGGATTCCGGCTGATCACTTGATACCAGCTGAAGGTGGGCGCCATTGCGGAATATTACACTGTGCTTGGCATAGGCTATCGGATATCGGGGCTTACGGAAATGGGAAGGCAGCGTGCTCTCCCCTACCACGTAATCGATACCATACTCAAGCATGGAGCGCTGCTGTCCGTTCACTACTACCTGACGGGAGAAGTATGCCTGGATGTTAGGCCAGACGTTGGTCATCAGCGCCACGTAGGTCTTGTGAACCAGGAAAGATAACTCTCCCGGCATGTCATTGGCAACACGTATCAGGCGAGGACCCGTCACACCTTCAGTCTTTCCTCCGGCACGGGCTACCTCTGCAAAAAGCATGTTGGGGTCGATGATGTTGGCAAGCAGCTGCATGTTGTTCATGTAGTAGTGCTCGAACTCCCCTAGGGTATTATCATTCAATATCAGTTGGCTCATCGCTTAAATCCTCCACAATTTCCGCTTCCTGAATGTCAGCATCACGAAGCAGACGTTTCTTCTCTGAGCTCTCGATAGGCAAACCATCGATGAGCGAAATATAGAAGCCGCGGTTGTGCTTGGCGGCAATCTCCTTGAGACTCTTTTTCTGAAAACCCAACTCCTCAGGAGTGATCTCCGGAGTGATGAGGAACACCACACCGAGGTCTCTGTCGGCTTCAGCCTGCTCTGATGCACGGCGGCGGCATTCCAGTGCCTGGTCCATACAGGCCTTCTGCATCTTGTAGTCGCGACTGGCTGAGCAGAGCTTGGCAAGGTCTTCGTACTTGTTGGCGAAATCGTTCTCCCAGACCTTGATGCTTACGTTGCAGTCAACATTGAAATAAGATATCGCCTGGTTGATGCGGGTCATGCAGGTACGCACATCGAGGGAGATCTTCTGCTGTGCGGCTATGCGCTGCTTGAGCTGGCGGGCTCCACGGGTAATGTTGCGCTCATACTCGTAAATCTCGGCAGCCCACTGCAACTGCTTCAGGAAGGTCTTCACGTCTTCCGGAATGCCTTCACCATCGCCCGTGGTGAGGAAGGTGGTGATAAGATCCGGATGTACACTTTCCAGTTTTTCTATCTCACTTTTCATACGCCGAACAACTCCTTTCTCAGTTTAAGTTCCTCCCGGTCCTGCATACGCTCGTTCAGAAGCTTGATGGCATCGAGGTCTCCGGCTTCTGCCTGCTCAGCTATCTTGGCGTCTGCCTTGAGCTGAGCCTGCTCAAGCACTCCTCCGTTTTTGACCATCTGAACGCAGGTTTCTGATATCTTTCGTAATTCCTTCTTATCCATCTGATTGATCACTGTATTGTTCCATCACCATCTTGAACATGCGTTCACGCTCCTGATGGCGCTGGAGGTTCTCACGGTCGCTGGCACGTTTTTCCTTGCGATCGTTCCTTTTAATATAACTCTTGTAGCGCTTGATATTATCGAGCACATTCTTATGCTTATGAAGAAACTCGGCAGGGTCCTTCCTGAAGAGCTTCACGAGCTCGTCGAACTCAGACTTGCCTCTCAGAAGCGGGTGCTTATAGAGGAACTTGCCTGTATCGTTGTATGCCTTCAGCTCCTCGAAGGCCTGAAGGTTCCTGATGCGGAGTTCTGCCATGGCAGCCACATCGTTCGCCTTCGGTTTTTTATCCAGAAGCTCGTCGAGTTTCTTCATCTTACGCCAGGTGTTGATGCGATCGTTGTAGATGACGGTTGCCATCTGCACGTCCTCGTTGGAGAGGTTGTCCCAGTCGATGTTAGGATATTCCTCTTCCTTTTGGACTACTTTTTTTTTCCGTCTTCCTCCTGCCCGGCAGCTTCAGCAGTTTCTTCTGGTGGCGCCTTGCCTTCAGGAATATCAGGAGTTTCTTCCTTCGTTAAAGTTTCACTTGAACCCTCCGAGCCTTTCTCGGCTTCACCAGTTAAAGCTTTACTTGAATCCTCGGGACCTTTCCCGGTTTCATCCGTTAAAGTATTGCCTGAACCCTCCGGACCTTTCTCAACCCCGCCCGTTAAAGTTTCACTCGAAGCATCTTCCATGCCTTTAATGAATTTGCGGTTATCCTCGATTTCGTCTGCATCGCAGATATCAAGGAGTGCATAGAGAATTTCATCAGCGTAACGTTGAGGGTCACGGGCAAAACGGGTAAGCTTAGGATGGCGTGGATTTTCGTCATCAAGGAGCGAGAGGTCTGCCTTGGCATGTTCCTCTCCTCTCAGCTGATTGAACAGCTGCAGTTTTTCTCTTCTGTTATACATACCTTATTATATATTAATAAAGGTGCGCCACCCTTTTGATGGCGACACACCTTTTGAGAATTTAGAAGATAAATTATTTTGGGAAATCGCATTATTTACTTACAGCCTTCTGCTGAGTAGTATCAGCCGAGTGACTAACTGCAGCAGCAGTCACGCCAAGAGGATCCTCTGCATAGAGACAAGGGAGATCGACAGATGTGCGCTTGAAGGTGAAGGTGGTGTAACGGCCATCCTTGTCGTCCTTGGTCTCGGTGTTGTTGAGAATCATTGGCCGCTCTGGCTCGCCGATGATATACCACTGCGGATCCTTCACATGCTTGTAGAGGATAATAAACTTGCCTCCAGCATACTCCTCGATGAAGTTGTAGAGTTCTACTCGGGTTCCACCCATCACGATTACAACATTATTCTCGCCAGAGGTAGTAATATCACCTTTCTCCGTGGTAGCGGTAAACGTTGGTATATCGTGCGCATCGAAAAGGAAAGCCTTCAGCGTATCTGCAGCTGCGGTTTTAAACGGCATCGCATTCACCATTCGGTCTTTATCCGGCTGCGGGAACGCCTTGGTCATATCGATGAGAGTTGTAGGAACCAGCACAACCTGATAAGCGATAGCAGAACCATGGGTGTCGCGGTCGGTTACGTCATCGATTGCGGTAAGGGCTACGAATGAAGCCATGGAGACACCGGCTCCACCCATACCCATGGATGATGTTGGATTATCAAGCATCTGAAGGAGCGAGACAATGCCAAGCAGCATCATGATCGTCATGAAGAGAAGACGGCCCTTGTGCTGGACATAACTGTATCCCTTGTTGGGATTGTACGCACGGTGACGTACTGGAATATTGTTTTTCTTCATAATCTTTTCTGAAAATGCAGGCAGGGTACATGGTGTACCCCACCTACGAATTAACACTAAATACTAATATATTATGAATTAACGTCCACCAGGAACGTTAGGCTGAACTGCCTTGTTGACGGTTCGCTTTCCACCTATACGGCGCTCAAGCTCACGGTATTTATTATCCTTACCGAGGATAACCATGATGTAGTCGCCTGGCTGGCTAGGAGTCCACTCGGCTGTGATGTTGGCAAAATTACCGCTCTTGGCGATAGTAAGACCGTGGGTAGCATCGTCCTCACCAATCTCGATGCAGTAAGCTACACCCTGCTTTGCCTTCTTGATCTCAGTGATGGCTGTAGCAGAGGTATTGGCATCTGAGATGTGCCAGAAGCCGCTTCCGCCGTCAATCTCAGCACCGATGACTGTAGCAGGCAGGTTGGTAAAGATCTGCTGGAACTCGTAATCGTTCTCATCCATATCTGCCTTGGTCTCGAACTTTCGGCCAGTGAAGGCTGCACCGCATCCTTCCTTCCAAGTGCTCCACGCACGAACCATCTCCATCTGTTCCTCCATCTTCACGGCAAACATCTCGCCTGGGAGATACTCCACGAACTGGAGGTTGCCAGGAATATCCAGGAACATCCAGCAAGACTTGCCCTCGTATGGGAGCCACTTAATCTGGATGGTAGAGTCTGGCACACGGTTCTTGTAGCCGTCAGGGCCTGTGAAGTCGAGATCCTTACCATAGGTCTCGCGGCAGTTGGCAAGCCACCAGTCGATGTGGTTCTCGTTGAGGTAGAGAACGTGCTTGTCGAGCGTCATACCTTCAGTAAGGTGAGTCTTGACGTCTGTGATGAACTCCTTGACCGCATCCAACATATTAGCTGAAGTATAGGTGTTGTAGCTCTTGTTGGCAAATGGCTTGATGCTGTAGTCGTGGATATAGCGAAGCAGGGTGTACCAGATACCAGTACCAGCATTGAGATAGCTGGAAGGCTGACCGTCCTCTGGCTTCACATAGATACCACGCATACGGCGCTGGTTCTGCTCGTCCTGAGCCTTCTTGAGAAGGTTGAGCAGGCAGAATTCAATCATAGACCACTTGATGGGATCAGAACCCTCCTTGTTGAGGTAAGCGATATACTTGCGCTCAATCTCCTTCATCGGACCGAACTGTACCTTGATCATGGCGTCATCCACGTAGCCCATCTCGTTCTCGAGCTGCATGCCACCCTTGTAGATCTCACCTGGCTGATAGCCCTGAGATACCTCATCGAAGAAGGCATTGAAGAGAATATCGCGATCCTGCACACCATAGCGAACTGGGAAGTATTCGGTAAGATTGCGAAGCTCCAGAATACGTGCTATAAGAGCATCCTGGCGGAGGATAACAAACTGATCTCCCAAGCCGGCATTATCTACACCGCCATAGTTGGTAGCGAACTGGCCAGAAGCAAGCGCCTTGACATCACCAAGCTCATTGCGGTTCTGATGATACTTGTAGCGCTGCTGAAGAGCTCTTGCGAACGCCATAGACTCCTTGCGGAATGCCTTGCCATCGCTCTCCTCATCAGGTTCAGACACTAAGGCAAGTGCCGGATTGACTGTAATCTGGTTCCAGCGCTTCTTCATGTCAAACAGAGAGTGCTCGACACCGAAGAGATAGTTGCTGTTCGACTCGAAGCCGTTGATAGGAATAGAAGGAGCAGTGACGTGGGCAGCAGGCTTGTCAGGAGCAGTACCCTGCGCCATCTTCATCACGTTCTCTGCGAGACCAGACACAGCCTTGGTGAGCTGCTCGTAACTTACGTTCTGAGGAGCACCGGCAGGCTGCTGGCTGTTCTCGTTCTTTTTGCCAGCATCAGAATCCTTGCCCTCATCATCATTGTCGCCATCATCACCTGCGGCATTGTTGGCCTTGGATACGATAGCGTAGAGGGAGTTGATCTGCTGCTGATGCTCTGCCTCTTCGGCTGCACTGTTCTCGGCTGCAAGGTCATCGACGAGAGTACTCTGGTACTCCTTCTGGTATTCCTCGCAAAGAGCCTTGTACTCCTCTGAAGTCAGGCTCTTGTTCTCGAACTTCTTGACGAAGCCAAGCTTCTCGAGAACTTTGTTAAGTCTTTCCTTGAAATTCATATAAACAAATTAACTAAATATTAAAACAACAATAGAAACAAACAAAATTCTTATCTAAGTATTAACAGAATCCATACAGGTTCTGGGTTCCCATATAAGCATCTCCCATCTGGGCAACCTCGGCAATAGCCTCGAGTAAGGTTCGCTTGCCATCGATGAGTCCAACTTCCTCGGCAGGCTCCGTATAGAAGCTCTCGCCCTGAAGAACCGGAGCATCATCGCCAAGTTCAGATAGCTTAGGGCGCATGGCCTTGACTTCTGCCAGGAACTGCTCGTTCATCGGATCGAGCACATTCTTGATGTACTCTTCTGTCTTGCCATCCTTCAGATCCTCGAAGACCTTATTCTTTCTGGTCGAATTGGTTGCCTTGGCGGTAATCTTCTTCAATCCCAGCTTCTCGAAGTAAGGCTCGAAGTTCCAGAAGGAGCACATTGTACCGATGCAGCCTACGAAGTCGTGACTGGTCGTTGCGTAGAGCTTCTGACCATGACAGCCGATATAATAGGCTGCCGATGCGCAATATTCCTCGTAGATGGCGAGAATCGGCTTTTTTGCGTTGCGCAAAGTCTCACTCAGACGGTCCATATACCAGGCTTCTCCTCCAGGAGAGTTGATATGAAGCAGGTGGGCAGATATCTGCGGATTGTTCTCTGCTGCCATGATATCCTGCTCCAGCTGTCTGGAAGAGAAGTACCAGTAGCTATCTGCTGACACGACACCAAATATACGGTGATAGGCGATAGATCCTTCATTCAGTGAAGGAGAATCATATTCGTCGGTAAGCTGCACCTCCTTGGTCTCTTCACTCTGGGCAGCCTTGGAGGATAGCACTTCCAGGGCTTTATGAGTCTCATACTGATAGAATGTATGAGTCTTGAGATATTCCCGAACCTCGGCTATGGTCATTGCCTGCTCGGCTCTCTTATGTTCGATGCTAGCCACGTTACTATATAGCGGGAAAGCTGCCACCATCAGCCGACGGTAGGCATCTTCCGTGATCCATAGCGGATGCGTGGAGAGCAGAAGGGTCTGTATTTCGTCCATCTTGATATAAGTTTTCTGCAAAGGTACATTATTATAATAGGTATAGAAAAGACCTTACCCAAGCGGGTTGCGTAGCATTTTGCAATTAACTATCAGTTTCGCCTTGTTGAGATGCTTCACGAGCTGCACCCTCGCCGGAAGATCTTCCGTACCTATTTTATATTCCACAGGATCCTGCGAGCCACCTGCATGGCTAACGTCTGAGAGGGAGACAATAGCGTTGCGAGCAACCCTAAGCTCATTAATCATATCATTATCGGGCAAATCGACCACGAAAGTCTTGCTGCAATCCCAATACACGCCACCGTTATCCTCGGTCATGGCTGGTTCAAAAGTGAAGGGATCTGCCATAAATATATCCCACTTTTCGGGACTCCCGACGAGGGAGACACCCACAAGACAAGAAAATTCTACCATAATGCGTATTTTTAGAGTGATTATTGCTAATTTTTGGGTGACAATATTTTATACTCGGTATGTATTAAAAATAATTAAACACCGCATTTTTTTGGTATTTTCGCGGAATTTTAGGGCAGAGACGCTGTCGGTAGCGATAAAAGTTCTTCAGAAGCGCATCCGATGAAATCGACTTCAGATGGTACGTTCTGATGAACTCTTCCACGACATCCTGGTTGCGCTTCGGCCTTCCAAGTTCCTCGTTCTCCAGCATGATGCGGTGGAACTCGAAGTTGAAAAGCAGACGGATGTGTTCCTCTATCTTCTTGGCTGCCCGCTGCGACAGATAGTTGTAATAGGCAGGATCCTTACCCGGATGACCATCCATACAGGAGCGGCGGGAAGGAAGATAGATGGTGAGGTTACAGTCTTCTTGGCCAACGCTGTTCGCATCCGGCTTGGCCATGAGATTCCACACCACGTAATACAAATCCGTGGTGTAAGGTATCTTTACTCCGCCCGTTTCGGGCTCAATTTCCAGCTTTTTTTGAATGTACTCTGCCAGATATGGCTCGATTCTGACTGAAGCAATTCGTTTCGTGAGACGTTTTTTTCTTTCCATATTGTTTTTGCTTATTTTTGCGTCCTACCGTCCTACAATCCTACAAATCGCAGGTACGATAATGCAAAGATACTAAAAATCAGCGAGTTAAGCAAATTTTACCAAACATTTTTTCGACCTACGCACTCATTTTTTCGCGTCCTACACGTCCTACAATCCTACAAATAGGGGTATTTTGTAGGAAGAAAATGTAGGAAGCGGCAAAATGTAAACAATCCTTATTTCCTACAACATCCTACAATCCTACACCATTTCCTACAAATCCCACAAAACCGCAAAAACAACCTAACTAACTGATAATAAGATATATAATAGATAATAATAGTTTGAAAAGAAATGCATTTGTAGGATTGTAGGATTGTAGGAAGGTGTTTTTCTAAAAAACATTTTCAAAACATCGCTTTTCCCGGTTATTTTTGTAAAATTAGGGGGTACGGGGGATTTTTCGCATCTGGAAACCTCGCGTATGTAAGAAAAATGCCCACGCTCACCCTCCCGGGTTTGCGTGGGCAGAAATATGCGAAATCAACTCAAAATAAATGCTTTTTCGCTTGGTTTTCTCGAATATTTTTTGTATCTTTGTATCGTTAAATTGGGGTATTATATACCTATTATAAGGTATGAAGAGCCGTCCTTCTAGAACGGCTTTCCTCCCATCTTTCCTGCATCAGTCTCGTCAAACGGAATGCAGCCAGGCTTGTATTCCTGGGAATTAATATCAGTATTAGACTCCCCATTCGCTTCTGGAGCGCTCTGAGGGGCATTCTCGGCAGGGATATCTCCTCGCCTGAAGTCGATGTTGTACATCTCCACAAACTTATCATAGTCGATGATAATAGCACTGGTGGATGTAGAACGTTCCTTGCGGACTCTCACCATCGTCTCCTGATCATCCAGCTTGGCAACTTCAACGGTCTCCTCCCAGGAAAAGCGGCGTGACGGTACGGTTCCAATATATGATGGATGTGAACGAAGGTTCTGCTCCAGGGTAGATAGCGTTGTATTCTCGCTGTTGTATCCACTTCTGTCGTATATGGAGTACACGCTGCTGAGACGGAGGAACAGAACATGTGTACCAGGCTCGAAAGCGAACGTTTTCTTGTCTCCATGAGAATCTTTACCCGTGACGCTCTTAGGCTGCTCTATGAGCATTTCTCGGCCAACGAGCACCTGTTTGGTGTCGATCATGTTGTTGACTGAGTTGAAGAACATGGCGAGCTTGTCTGTACTTCGGATCAGAGATAACTGGAACTTGATCTTCTCCTGCACTAGGGTAAAGAACTCTTCGTATGTAAACGGAAGCTTCAGATCCGAATATCGCTCCACCAGTTTCACCATTCCCAGGAATAAGGAAGCAGTCTTCATCAGTCGGTCCATCTCTCCGGAATTGATTACGTCACTCTTCAGTTCACTGTAGGCTTCCTGTTTGAGCGCTCTGAAATGATCCATCACGGCAGGGCGAAGCGATAACACCTTCAGTAATACGTTAGACAGACCAATATTCTTCTCTATATTCTTCAGTTCCTCAAACAGCTTCGTCTCTTCCGGTGTTCTGTTCTTAGGCTTAGGAACCTCGCAGATGATGACTCGGCTCATAAGAGCATTATCATCGCGCTGAGGGGTCTCCTGGCCACAGATAACCACAGGCGCAAATACCTTGTCGTTTTCAATATCTCTTCCTGAGGTTCCACGGCGCTTCTGCTTACCATCACCATCATATACGATACCCTTCAGCGCCTGAAACTTGGTATCCGAGATATCCTTGTTATTGTACTCGTCGAGAACAACCGGAACATCACGGAATGTACCCATCATCGTGCTCATGGCCGCATCCGTACCTGTATTCAGATTGAATATCGGGATAGTTGGGCTTATAAACAGAGAGCGGATGGATATCGCAATCTGAGTCTTACCTGAAGACATCGGACCCATGAAGAAGGGAGCAGTGAAAAGTCGGTCCAGGCAGTGTATGTTACTTCTGAAGGCGCACATCAATGCAAAAACGACGGCCCATTTTCCGTTATCATTAATCTTATAGACCTTATCCATCAAGGATGCCCATTTCTCGAAACTGACCTGCTTGCCAGCAGGAATATCATCGTATGTCAGCTGAGATATCAGCTCGTACTTGTCTGACTGACGCCCGGATCCGGCGTAAATGGTTGAAAACGCAGGAAGGTAATAGTTCATGTGGTTGTGGGTGACAACACCCAGCTCATTAACCTTCTCGAACACGTATTTCCCGTCCTTGTCTTCGTGGGCAATTCCGTTGGCAAAAGCAAAAAACTGCTCATCAGTCTTCCGGCTCATTCCCTCCGACTGCTGGTTGCCATATACCTGGATCTCCCGGCACTGAACGAAATGGCGGCTCATATATTCCTTGATACGTCTCCACTGCCATTCTTCTCCGTCTGTGAAGTTTACACCTTCATAGTTGATAAGAACGTCCTCGATGGTACTCATCTTCTTCAGAGAGCTTGACAACACCTCAATATATAACGGCTTATCAAAGTAACGGCGGTTTACCTTCAGTACTCGCTTGTTCTGCTCGAAGTCTTCGTTGAAGATATGAAGCAGTGGAACCATATAGAAGTCTGCAACCTGAGAGAATCCACGTCCATTCTTATTCTGGAACATATAGCAGACTGGTATGCCCTGCTTATTAAGGCGAGGATAATACTTGCACTCACGAAACATCTGTGCGTACTCTCCCTCCTTGACATAGCTGGGAACTTCATCACCGTCAAAGTCATCATCATAGAGATCATCCTTCAGGGTATTCGCCTTCATTACATTTTTGCGCTTGTTGACGAACGGCTTGCGGATCTCGTCGAACTGGCCCTTGGATAGCCCTAATTTACTGCAGTAATGGTTCTTGTTGACAGTTATCACGGTTTCCTCCGCATAGCTGGTCAGCTCGATACATCTGGTAATGATCGGGACCTTGTCGCCTAGGAATCCGGACAGCAGCTCTCCATGTATGCGGATATAGAAATCGATGAAGGATTCCACCTTATCCTCGTGCATGACTCTTATCTGAGAGATACCAGCCTTATACATCTCTGCGAGTGTTGCCATATAGTCGCTATCCTCTCCTGTAGTGGTGTTGATGCTGCATCCCTCTTCTGTAGTGACGAAATAACAGCAGACACGTCTGAGGTTCTCGATATCAGTCGATGATGGCATACCGGCAACATACACGATAGGATTATCTCCGTATGACTCCATGAACGTATCTATCGATGAGGTTACTACAGCAGGCTCGTTGTTTCTCAGATTCTCCTTCAAGCTATCAATGCCAAAGATGCCATGCTGCAGGTTTTCCTTCTTGACACTATCTACATTACGGCGGATATCTCTTACCTTATCCTCCAGGATGGTCATTTTCGTATCGAATTCCCTGGCCATAGTCTTCATGTACTCGAGACGGAGCCCTGCATCCTTGACGCATGCTATAAGATTGGAGATAGTATTCATTGCTGCAGCAATGACAGCTTCATCCTTGCAACCACGAGGAACCAACATTCTTTTCATAGCCTTCGGGAAGGTCTCGATGGCTTCAGATAGTTTCTTTTTTGTTTCTTCCTTGCAGAGCTGGCCATAGCTGTCTGGGTCGTAGCCTTTTGGCAAGCGGATGCACTTGACACTTGCACCAGCCTTCAGCAGCAGCTCGCAGTTCTTGACAGCAGCCTTCATACCTGCATCATCAGCATCATATATCATGACCACAGACTGGGCGAAGCGCATGATAAGCCTTACCTGGTCGTCTGTAAATGCGGTTCCGGAGCCGCCGATGACATTCTCTACCCCATATTTATGGAGGGTAATGACATCAAATTGCCCCTCGACAAGATAAGCAAATCCTTCTTTGGCGATTGCTCTTTTAGCTTGGAAGAGTCCGAAAATGTGCTGACCTTTTCTGAAAATAGGTGTCTCCCCGGTATTGACGTACTTGCCGGCATTATCATTCGGAGTGACGATTCTGCCGGAAAACGCAACAATCCTTCCTGATACATCGTAGAACGGAAACAATACGCGATTCCGGAAGAAATCATAGCTTCTTCCATCTTGAGACTTGCCTAATACCCCAACGTCTGTGAGAACCTGGAGATTATATCCGTTCTCCGTAAGGTGCTTCATTGCTACATTGCCAACAGGTGCGTATCCAACACCATATTCTGCAAGCGTCTTGTCCGTATAGTCATAGCCACGACGTTTGAGGAAACTTTCTGCCTGGGACAGGTTCCCCTGATAGAATTTGGCAGCCGCAGCAATAGCTATGCGGCGAGATTCCAGAAGTTTATATGCAGTGTTCTCTTCAGGAGTTGCCTCCTGCTCGGGGAATTCTACATCTGCAAGCTTGCAGGCCATCCGCAGAGCCTCAGGAAATGTGATCTGGTTGTACTTCTTCAGGAAGTCCAGGACATCTCCATGTTCTCCGCAGACGAAACAATGATAGGTCTGCCTCGTCTTGCTCACCATCATGGAAGGATGGCTATCATTGTGGAACGGGCAAATACCCTTGTAATTGATGCCAGCCTTCGTGAGGGTGATATATGAACCGATCACGTCAACAATATCCAATTTACTCTTGACGTTCTCGATGAAGTTTGATTTGATTTTCATATCTTACATATTTATTGATCGAAAAGATTAAGCTGAAGGGAATCGAATGCCTCCGAGATCGTGATGTTGAAATATTCGGCAACAGCCTTGTATTCCTCCGGCTTGATTGGCTTCCGCCCGAAGAACAGATCCCAATATCTCACCTGGTTAATTCCAGTCTCCCGGAAGAAGAACTTGCTAGGATGAAAGTCTTCGAGATGACGGAAACGGTATTCCAACAGCTTCTTCAGTCGGTTTTCTTTTACTACTTGGTGCTTGTCGTCCAATCTATGACGAAGCGCATAGAGACGTACAGCCATGACAGAGCGGCCGAGATTGGAAGACAACTCCTCAAGGCTCATCTTGCCATAGTTGTCAACCAGGTAAGCCACTTCTTTCTTGTTCCATTTTTTATTGCTCATTTACGCAGATAGGTTTATTGGCATATTCAACATATCTTTTATGCGGCAGGCAGAATCTACCATTGACGCAGGCTCTGCCATCAGCACACTTCATACATTTCAATGGCGACATCGCTATTTATTTTTGATGTGTTCGTGATAATAAGCAGCAACTTGAGCAAGAGAGCGCATCTGCAGCTTGGCCTTGATATTCTCTCGATGGCGCTGTACCGTCTTTACCGAAATGTATAGTCTGTCTGCAATCTCTTGCGCTCTGGATCCCTGGGAGATAAGTTCGATGATCTGTAGCTCCCGATCTGTCAGCTTTGAATCCAGCTTCGGCTTGCAGATAGCACCTTCCATTCTGCACTCACCGCGAAGAGGGCATTTAACCTCTTCGAAATGGAAGAATCCGTCTGCATCTATATCTGGAGTATGAGCGTCATACTCACCAAAGTTGCATCTACAGAACCTGGAAACAATATTAAACTCGTAAACCTTGCGATTCATTTCGCTTGCAGTATATAGCTCGCAGAGAGCTTTGAAGGCCTGAGGATATCTGTTCTTGATAACATCAAGCATCTCCTCTATAATATCTCTACTCTCCGGCGTAAGCTCTTGCACCGGCTTCCCAATCGGCTTGTACATGACATCGCCTTCTGGGGTATTGTAAAACTCTATCGACTCCATACTATTGACAATTAGGAAAAAGTTCGCTCTCCTGCATACCAAGATATCCAGAGACAAGACCTCTGCATAGAGCGTTCGGCTTGGACTTGCCCTGTATCCATCTATAGACGGAACTATTAGACACTTTGCATAAGCTAGCTATCTCCTCCACGGCCTTGGCCCGCGGATAAGGGAGACTTTTCATGTACTCACTAAAACCCATTTTACTAAATTTTTGTTTGAAATTAGCATTATGTGCGATATTTTTTGTATATTTGCACCGTACGAACCATTCGTACGCTGCGAAAGTACAATATTTCGGTGATATAACCAAACATTTCGCTGATTATTTTGTATTTTTTCAGTATTTTGAGTGAATTTGTTTGAAATTAGATATAATTATGTGTACAGAAGAAACTACAGTAACAACAGAAACTATCGGTGATCGCATCAATGGCATCATCGAGAGAGAAGGTCACACCATTGCGACTTTTGCTAAGAAGATCGGTGTACCTTGGACGACAATCAAGAATATCGTATCAGGAAGAAACGCTCCTGGTTACGATATCATGTTGAAAATCATCAATGCCGTCGATTGGGTTGATGCTAATTATCTCCTTCTGGGTGAAGAGCTCTCGAAGGGTAATCAAGCCAACCTGCTGAAGATCGTCGAGCGCCAGAACAAGACTATCGAGAGCCAGCAGCAGACCATCGACAGACTTACGAAAAAGATGCTGGATCTATAGCATTTTAACGAGTTTTTATGCACCGTTTTGCGCGAAAAAGCAGCGCTTTTATCAAACATTTGTTTTATACAGTCCACACAAACATTTGATTATCAGCGTTTTGTTTGGCGCGCAACTCGGTGCATTCTCGGTGTTTAATATGTAATTTTCAGAAAAGCTCTAGTTGATTATCAGGCAGTTACGCGGGTGCATTGTAAAATAAAAAACCGAAAGTTTTTTTCTTTCTTAAAGAATTTATTGCTATCTTTGCACCCATAAAAGGAATGAGGGCGCTTGCCGCATCCCCATGACGCATCTGATAATAATAAAAAACAAGATAATGAATACAATTAAGAAAATTGTACTTACAGGTGGTCCTTGCGCAGGTAAAACCACTGCGCTGGTAAAAATTATCGACCACTTCTCTGGCCTTGGATACAAGGTGTTTACGATTCCTGAGGTTCCTACCATGTTCACCCAGGCAGGTATGAACTATCTCACCAAAAACGAGAAGTTCTTCTTCGAGGGAGAAAAAGCTACCTTCCTGACTCAGATAGGACTGGAAGACAGTTTCACAAAAATGGCGGAAACCATCGACAAGCCGGTCATCATCGTCTGCGACCGTGGCACGATGGATATCTCCACCTATCTGACAGAAGACTTCTGGAACCGCATCATCTCCGAGCAGGGATACACCAACACCCAGCTGCGTGAACGCTACGATGCCGTACTGCATCTGGTTTCTGCCGCAGATGGCGCTGAACAATTCTACACCACAGCCAACAATGCCCAGCGAGTGGAAAAGGCTGACGAAG